TGACATTTCACAACAGAATCCACAATCGAAAATTAAGGATTTTCAACTCTGTACAGAAGTCGTACATTTAGACTGTGAAGAAAGGATTAGATTTCAAAAAACAAAAAGAGACTATCTCATTACCCAAATTCAGGAAAATGTATTCGATGTAGGTTTGGGTGTCAATACTGGAAAGTTTAAACTAGATTTCATAAATCCAGTGAAAGAGTTATATTTCGTTGTTCAGAGACATGGGAGTAATGTCAATGCTACTGGTGGATACGCTGTCGGCTCTGGTCTCCCCACTATAGCAAATTCAAACTTCGAGGGAAACTTCGTTACCCCATTTGATTATGATGGTTTACTCGAAGAAACTGGGAATAAGTATATACTTTGGGAGAACTTGGACCATCTTGCACTTACCCTCGATGGTCAGGAAATCATTACCAAGGATACAGGGACAATGCCTTTTCTCAAGGCTGTACAGGCTACCATACATCACTCAAAAACCCAACTTATTAGACGTTTCTATTCATATAGTTTTGCTTTACAACCAGAAGAATGGTATCCAACGGGTCAGGTTAATTTCAGTCTCGTAAAAGAGCAAATATTAGACCTAAGTCTTACACCATGTATAGATTTTCCAAGACAAGTTCGAGTATACGCTGTAAACTACAATATCCTTCGTGTAGGTGAGGGAACTGCGAAAACTATTTTTGATCTCAAATACTAAAGATGAATATGCAAACTGGCTTCGGTGATGGATGTGATGGTATGATTGAGCAGTACATCCAAACCATGACCAATATTCTCCTCCCCGTCATGGAACGGAGTACGCTACTTGCAGCAGAATATTCCAAAGCCTGTGGAAGAGATACACTTCTCCCAGAAGATATGGAATATGCGATGAAATACAGTGCTATGTACACAGTTGGTCAAACAGTTGGTTCTATGTTTCCTGAAATATATCAGGAAGAAGAGGAAGAATCTGATGAAGAATCGGATGAAGAAATGGAAACCGTCCCCCCAGAAGACTGTCCCCCATTCGAGAGATATTCAGGAAATGACTCAACATTTCTCCAGATGAACGAAGCCCATGATAGATGGGAAAGTTGGGTGCCTCAAAATCCGACAGAACACATGTTAAAAAATGCTATTAATAGTAATGAGCATCTCAGAACCTGAAGCATGGACGTTCTCAGATACTAAATTACATATATCTAATTTAGATTCAAGCTCTAGTGATGATTCATCAGATGATGAACAACTTTTTTCAAAAACAAAGACAATCAAAGGTAAGCGCTTTAAAAAAATAGTAACAAAAGAAGAAGTTACAAAAGAGTAATTATTTTCCTGTCGTATAGTATAACAAACACCATGTCGGCCGCCGCTCTCCAAACCGTAAACCTTGTCACCCAGGAACTCCAGTCTCAGACTCTCAACTCCATTGTTGGTGGTTTCTCGTTCGCCGCGGCTATGTCGTGGATGGACTTCGTCCGCTGGACCATCACCCAGATCGTCAAGGTCCCCAAGAACGGTGGTGCCCAGTACGCGCTCACCGCGGTGTTGACTTCCCTCCTCTCCGTGGTTGTCTTCTTGGTCATCTCCAGGATCACTGGTAAGACTGCTAAGCCCGCGCAGCCCGTCTACGCGATAACCCGCTAATCGGTTTAGCTTTCATAAAGAATAGAAGGAGTAGACCAACTAAAACAATTAATCCAATATATAAATACTCCTTTCTCCACTTATAAGTATTCTTCACAATCTCAGGAATACTTATTATTGGCTCTTCCTTTTCAACCTTCTTGGGTTCTTCTATAGGAACTTTTGGTAAATTTTCCAATTTATCTGTGGTTCCCGATATTTCAAATTTCAGTATATGATCTTGATTTCTAAAATCGTACGGAATCAAACGACCATGACTCATATAGAAAAACTCAATTTTCACATCTTTTATCATCTTCTGTGCTCCAGAGTGAAAGTGGTGCACCAATTTATCGTCAGCACCGTTAAAGTTTATAGAATCAGTCCCATCGAGAAGTATATGACCCGTGTAGAAAGGGGTTGATGTGTACACAGTTTGTGTAAATTCATCAGACCCTGTAGTTAGTTTTAATATCAAAGAATTTGGACCATCTAGATTGATTGCACCTGAACGAAGTACTTTACCTGTAGATGTAAAGTCTTTAGAGCTGAAACCCATAAGTTGGTGAGGGGTTGTAAGAGGTGAAGCATTACTCGAATACCCGTTCGTACCACTATAAAATTGAAGTGTAAAATTACCACCACTGGCGTGTGTATTAGAAAATACTAATGAATCCGTCTCTTCATCAAAGATAACACTATCTATATGGGTATTAGCAGGGGCAAGTTCTATATCGAGGTCTTCAGCTAATACATACCCATTTGAATAATTCGTTTCATTTAGGGTGATAGATACACCATCTACTTTGAATGTCTTATTCGTAGCACATGTCATCAACTGGGGTGTTGGAATACGAGCAGACACAAGTTTGATATTAGAAATGTCATAAATTGGGTTATCTAAATTGACAACATAACTATTGGCATACGCATATACACTTGTATCTCTTTCGCTACTATCTATGTTAAGGGTGTGGACCTTCATTAAAATACAGGGACAATATTTTAATGACTGTTTTTGTCTATTACAAACCAATTTTCTACTGATAAAGGGAGTGCGCGAGTGGGTTATTCTGGAGTTGTCTCTTAGCGATGCCTAGGTCCTTAGTGTTAGGATTAGCATTACCCTTGTAAGAGTTGAACTGGTGGAAAGGTTTTTGCTGGTAGTTTTGACTCCAGCCACCATTCGCGGGGGCAACACGACCATCAATACGGGTCGTATCACTACGAACTGCTGTAAGGGCACCACCCTGCTTGAGGGCGCTCTCACGAACATTCATGCGACCAGCATTACCCATCCGGTTTGGTTTACCTCTGCGGTCTTCTGGGCGGAATCCATATTTCATGAGTTCCTCGTTGGTCTTGGCAGTTACCTGAGCGGCGACACCCTGTGTGTACGCACCATGATGACTGTTAATACCTGGGGCTGGCCTGTTTCCATATGCATATTGTTCATCGTTACGATCACTCTTAAATCTGGTGGGGTCTTGGGATAGGGTCTGCGCGGAAATGAAACGCTTAGCACCATTGAAACCTAACCCATCGTTGCGAAAGCCAGTTTCTGAGCGGTTGGTGGTACGCTTAGTTCTCTCGTGCTCGTTGCGTGGAACCACCCCGGTCATACCTTGAGCACGTCCAGCCATGGTGGGTCTCCTCGATGGGAGGAAAGCGGTAGTTTCGGGTTTGTTATGAGTAAGCTGACCAATGACAGCGGAGCGACCACCAGTGACATCAGCGGCGGGACCGGTGCGTCCTGGAAGTGAGGTCAACTTGTACTCACCAACATTCACAGGGTTGACCCTGAAAGTTTGCTGGAAACCACCAACCGCGGGTACACTGGGGTCCACACCTAAACCTGGACCAACCATCTGCTTTTCAACTGGGGAAAGGTTGTTCATACGACCATTGTCATACATCCGGTTTCTCATGTTCAAGATTTCTTCACCACCACTACGTTGTTGTGCAGTGATATCTCCAAAACTCTCCATCTCCCTCTTGTGTGGAACCTGGGCTGTAGGTTGAAAGTTATTAGATTCTATAATTTCTGGGTTTTTCATTGCTGGTGGTTCAGCGACAGAAACTTTTGGTGGCTGGGACTTGATACTCAAGTTCCTCCCCGCAAATACAAGACCGGCAACGGCCATGAGTGATATAGGATCAGCCATTCTTACTTCTTATTAACATTTTTATTAAGGTACCTTTGCTGGAACAGACCATTCTGGACATCAGCTCTGGTGCTCGAAGGTTCATAACTCATCGTGCGAAGGGGAACCTTACATTCCATATTGCTTAGGGGAAACAGGTTTCGCTCATAAGTCTGTACGATATGCTTGTTAAATCGGGAAGTAGATTGAGGGCGGAGTTGATCACTTGTCTCAATATATTGTGCTGGGGAACCCTTACCCGCCATGTATGGGGCAGTACCGTACAACATAGTGTTGGGACGGCAACTACCACAGTTGAGGCTACCGGGCTGGGGGTATACAAAAATTTCATCGGTCGCTTTTACGGCGGGTAGAGCACCCGAGTTTTGAACAATGGAAAGTCCAGGTTGAAGCTGGTACGCCATTTATTATTACACAAGAATATTTATCTAAGCAGTGCCCGGTGTTCCCCTAGACATACCTGAGCGTTTGTCACCATCTGAACCTAAACCACTAAAAGCCGACAATTGAACACCCCTAGCATTGGGGTCACAGAATCGGGTATCACTCTTGCACATTGGTGCATTTTTTTTACCATAACACGCCTCCGCGAAAGCTGTTTGGTCTCCTGGGATATTAGTCACTGGGTTCGAAACAAACTGACGTTCCATAGCATTGCGAAGGTACTTGGGCATAGGAGTACGAGAACGTCCTGCATCATATGGGATGCGGTCGCTACTATAGGCCTGAACGAATGGTTTGACTGTGGGGTAATAACACGCCTCCAATCTATTAGGCGCATCGGTATAATCAGTGATAAGAACGTTTCCCATGGGGTTGTCTTGGGTGGGCATTTGACATGACACACCTTCAACCGAACCACCATAGGTTTCCTTAACCATTCTAGACTTATAAAGAACATACACAACACCCAACACCGTCGCACCTAATACAAATACTCGTGGGTCACGTCGAATG